CATTAACCCGCAACAATTAACCGCCACGATTGGCGCAAGGCCTTGTAAATCAAGGCTTTGGAGCGTGTTTTAACTTTCGTTTTGTAGTGGTGGGTTTCGTTTATTAACTTTAACCTTAATCAAAATTTAAACTATGCATGCCTGGGTGGTGGGGCAGGGTAGGCCCCACCCCAAAAAGGGTTGCTGGACCCCACCCCTCCAAATGGGGTAACTGCGAGCCCCAAAATCTGCCTATTGATTGATTTTTTCATTTGGGTTCAGCCCCTGCCGGGTGGACCTGTAAAATGTTGGTCAAAAACTAAACCTTAAAACCTTTAACTTGGGTAAGTTGTCGGTATGAATTACCGATTGACCCAGCACAACTACGATGACCGTGACCTGATCAACGCTGCTACACTTGCAAAGCTCTGCGGAGTGTCGCAGGTCGCCATCTCCAAGGCTAAGAACCGTGGACGCATCGATACTTTTGAAAACCGTGACGGAAAGCCGTGTTTCCATCGCATCTACAGCTTCGACCAGTTCATGAAGACCCGCGACCGGCGTCACGTCACCGTACCGACGCAGGGACAAAAGAAAGCCGGTTTTGACAACTTGACCGCTCAGGCTGTCGCCCATAAGCCAAAGTTCGATGTGCCGTCGCCCGGATTCGGGGTATCCGTAAAGGGGATGACCGATGTCGAAGACCCGCTTGACTTTGCCGAAGCGTCTGCCGAAGCAGCTGATCTCGCCACGTCCAAGGCTGAAAAGGAGTTTCAGATGGCACGCCTTGCAAAACTGCGAGCCGATGAAATGGAAGGCCGCCTCGTTCCGAAGCAAAAGGCTGCACTTGTCGCTTACCAGCTTGGAGCTAACATCCAAGACAAGATCATGACCATCTACTCGCAACTTGCACCTGAAATCGTCGGTTACTTCAAGGATCTAATGACAAAGGCTGAAATTCCGGGCGAAAAGATTATCGAGATTACCGGAGACGCTAATCATTTCGTCGGTGAAAAGATTCGCAAGGCATGCTGGACCGCACTCAAGGACTTGACCGAAAGGACGGAGGAAAATATTCTGGATGGCTGAGACCGCTGCAAGCATATCGCCTAGACTACAGGCGAACGTTCAGCATGTGGCCGAAAACCTTTTGGCTGGTCTTCGACCTCCGCCGGAAATGACAATCAGCCAGTGGGCTGAAAAATACCGTGTGCTTGCCGGTTCTGCATCGAGCGAACCGGGCCGTTGGAGCAATGAAAGGACTCCGTACTTGGTCGAAATCATGGACGAGCTGTCGCCGCAGAGTTCCGCGACTGACGTGGTGTTCATGAAGGGTTCGCAAATCGGTGGAACTGAGGTTCTCATTAATACGGCTCTGTATTACATCAAGCACTGTCCGTCTCCGATAGGTGCATTCCAGACAACCGAACAGACTGCAAAGAGATTTTTAAAACAACGCATGAACCCGGCTTTTGCCGCAATGGGGATGGAGAACATCTTCTATGGCGACGAAATGTATTTGAAAGAATTTCCGGGCGGCGTGCTCGTGACGGGATGGAGCAACAGCCCGTCACATTTCCGTTCTGCACCATTCCGGGTTTTTCTTGGAGACGAAATTTCGGAATGGCCGAAAGATTGCGGCGGTCAGGGCGACCCCTGCGAACTTGGACGTAGGAGAACCACGAATTTCCCACGCCGAAAATTATTCTGGAACAGCACGCCGGGAATTGATGGGGAATGCCGCATCACGGAGATGTTCTTTGGCGGCGACCAACGGCATTACCAAGTGCCGTGTCCGCATTGCGGCGAACTTCACAAGTGGGAATGGGCTAACGTCGTGTGGGACTGCGATGCTGATGGTCACAATTTGCCAGAGACCGTGCGCATGAAGTGCCCTCATTGCGATGCGGAATACGGCGAGCATTACAAGACTGAGTTGATGGCCCAAGGCCAGTGGGTCAAGGAAAACCCGGATGGTGATTACCCGAGTTTCCATATCAATGCTCTTTATTCGCCTTTGGGGTGGTATTCCTGGAAGAACGCCGTTTGGGACTTTTTGAAGGCTAAGGGCGACGTGAACAAAATGAAGTCGTTCACGAACAACGTGCTTGGCGAGGCTTGGAGTCTTGACGGTGGCAAGGTGATTGATCCGAACGGACTCATGACCCGGTGCGAAGAATACGAGGCTGAAGTTCCGGACGGTGCGGTTGTGTTGACGGCTGGCGTTGACGTTCAGGATGACCGCCTCGAAGTGGAAATTGTAGGGTGGGGACGCGGCCTTGAAAACTGGGGAATCACCAACAGAGTTCTTGTTGGAAATCCGTCCGAAAGTTTTGTGTGGGAGGCTCTTGATTCTGTTTTGATGGCAGGTTACGGAAATTCGATGAATGAAAAACTTTATGTAGCCGCAGCGTTGATTGACTCTGGCGGTCACCATACTGCGGATGTCTATCGCTACACGTCGAAGCGTGAACGGCGTAACATCTTCGCTTGCGTAGGTAAGGCTGGACTTGCGCGTCCTCTTGTTACTCGACCTAAAAAGACCGATAAGAGCAGCGTCTATGACGCTAATATCGTGAACGTTGGTGTCGATATCGCCAAAGACCAATTCTACGACTGGATAGCCATTGAGCGTCCCGGACCGGGCTACTGCCATTTCCCGGCAAAACCTGACGAATACAATAGCGAATTCTTCGCTCAGCTCACTGCTGAAAAACGATTCAAAAAGTGGGTGCGTGGTGCTCAGGTGTGGGCGTATAAGAAACTGCGTCCGCGAAACGAGGCCCTTGACAAACGCAATTACGCTCGCGGTGCTCTGAACATAACGGGCATTGACGTTGACAAGTTTGCCGATGCTGGCAAAAAGTTCCTGAGGAATTTGAACGCCCCGGTCCACAGAAAACGCGGATTGATGATATCCGGAGGAGTGAATATATGAGTTCTATAACAGTGCCTCTCGAAAAGTTTGGCAAGGCTTTAGAAAAACAGATCAAGGGATATGAAAAGCAGGTGCGTTTCGCCGCTATGAACGCAATCAATGACCTTGCGTTTAAAGATGTGCGGAAAAATTTAACGGCTGCTTATGAACATACTTTTCATGTTCGCAACAAGAGCTTTCCAAGGGCTATTCAAATCAAAAAGGCTACGCAAGAAAATCTTGTTGCAGAAGTTTCGTACAAAGCCGATTTTATGAAACTGCATACGACGGGTGGCGTTCGCGAACCTGAAGGCAATAAAAACAAAATGCTTTCGATCCCCATCGAAAACGATATCACTGTCAAGCATACTGCCAAAGGAACTGTTCGTGAGCGCGACCGCGCAACAGGTCTTTTGAAATATGCCAATGAAAGCAACTTCAAAAAATCAAAAGGCCACAGCGCGATTAAGCACGCGTTCATTTTGAAAAAGAATGCTGGCGGGACGGCTGTCATCATGAAACGAGCTAAAACAACGACGAAGAAAAAAGATCGTTACAAAGGAAATGAAGATACCGTTTTTTATGCACTAAAGGATAAGGCGAAAATCGAAAAGCGTTGGGATTTTGACAGGATCATCGAAGTTACGGCTAACCGGCATTTGTTGAAGTATTTCAAAAAGCGTCTCGATGAGGCTATACGCACTGCCAAATGACCTTTAAAAAACTTGGTCACAAATTGTTTTATTCGTCGTGCCGTAAGCCTATTTTGTGGCTATGGCTATTTACACTGTCGAACTATGCGAAGAAATGGTCGCCGCGTCCAGAAAGGCGCTTGCAAAAGCTTTGGAAGCCCAAAGCTACTCTATTGGCGGTCGATCTTTGAGCAGGGCGACTGTGGATAACTGCCAAAAACAGCTTGACTTGTGGTTAGGCCGTCTTGCTACCGCACGCGGGTTGCGTCGGGGCAAGGCGTTCTGTGTCGCGTCTATTCCGCATTAGGTCTTATGGCGAAGAATTTTGTTGGCGGTCAAGGAATTGCATGGAAGGGAGCTTCGGTTGTAACAGAAGCTCTCCGGGCATTCTACGCTCCGCACGGTTCTGCCGATCGCGATATCGCTGCGGACCTTGACATTTTGCGTCGTCGTAGCCGCCAGCTTTTCCAGAACAACACTTTTTCGCGTGCGCTGATTTCGAGCTTCGACACGAATGTTGTCGGTACTGGGATCAAGGCGCGTCCGACTTTGATGTTGCCTGATATGCTTGGACTTTCGAGCGAAGATGCCGAAAAGTGGTCCAACAAGACGAAAGTTCTTTTTAGCCTTTGGGCGAATGACAAAAAGTGCGATGCCGAAAAGACGAACAACTTCATGCAGTTGCAGGATTTGGCTCTGAAAACGGCTTTGCTTGGCGGCGATTGCTTCTCTTTGACATGTTTTGACAAAAGCTATGAAGCTTTCGGCATGAATGTAAAGCTGCTCGAAGGCGAACGCTGCCAAAATCCCATCGGTCAAATGAATTGCGATGCGATTGCGGAAGGCATTGAAGTTGACCGGAATCATGCCCCGGTGTCCTACTACTTTACTCAAAAGCCTGTCTGGAGCTTTGACAATTATACGGATTTCGTGGATTCCGTCCGGGTTCCTGCGTATGATGCGTTTGGCAATCCGAACGTTATCCACATGTTTACTGCTGATCGCACGAACCAGCGTCGAGGCGTGCCCCTGCTTGCTCCTGTGATTTGTCAGCTCAAGCAACAAGAACGCTATCAGGATGCTGAACTGATGGCCGCCGTCATCAGCGCGTGCTTTACGGCGGTCCTCGAAAATAACGTGCCCGAAGAAGCCGAAGAACTGTACGGCAACGTGCCTGAAAACGAACGTGTCGAAAAAACGGATAGCTACGGCAATGTGCTTCCGGATCCAACGCGTCCGTCTCTCGAAATGAAACCAGGTGCAATCTGGTCGCTCGCTCAGGGTCAGAGTATCAAGAGTTTGAATCCGCAGCGTCCGAACGTTAACTATCAGCCGTTTGTAGAAAGCATCTTTGCCGAAGCGGCTGCCGCTTGCGGGGTGAGCTTTGAAGTTGTCCTCAGAAAGTTCAACAACAGCTACAACGCAGTCCGTGCGGCACTTCTCGAAAGCCAAAAGACTTTCAAGAAAATGTGCATGAACTTTGTTGCGGATTTTTGCAAACCCGTTTACGAAAAATGGCTTACGAATGCAGTCCTCTTGGGCCTTGTTGACGCTCCGGGATTCTTCGAGGATCCGATAAAGCGAATGCTTTGGAGTCAGTGTCTTTGGATTGGCGATGCCGCATTCCTTCTTGACCCGAAAAAAGAAACCGAAGCCATCAAGATGCAGATTGACGAACAACTTATTTCCAGGGATATGGCATGCGCCATGATCAATGGTGGCGACTACAGGACCGTTGCCGAAGGCCATGCTGCTGAACTTACGTTGCGTAAGGAGCTCGGTATTGGAGAACCTGGTTCTGTATCCAAGACTGAGAATTTCAGCGTTACGAGTGACGATCCTGAGGAATCCTCCTTGCAGTAGGTTTGAGAATGAAAAAAGGAATGTTGAATCGAATTTTGAGTGCACGTCTTGCTATCCGCAAGGAAGATGCCGATGTTATGGCGTCGAATACCGTTACTTTTTGGGACGAAAAAGGAAATTGGACTGGCGGAAAAAAGGAAGATGGCGAATGGGATATGGTGAACAACGTGACCCGTCGCGAAGACGGAATTGCGGTCATCCATGTTGACGGAGCCCTTTCTTATCGCAGTAACTGGCTTGCCTACTTTTTTGATGAAGATACATACAACAGTATCGAAGCTGCGTTCGACGAATGTCTTGCCGATGACTCGGTAAAAGGTATCCTTTTTGACATCAACAGCCCTGGTGGCGAGGTGAGCGGTTGCGCTGACCTTGCAGATAAGATTTTTAACGCTCGCGGTTCGAAACCTTACGGAATTTTTGCTCGCACCGGTGGGATGATGTGCTCCGCCGCGTATTGGCTTGGTTCCAGTTGCGAAAAGGTTTTTACGGCGAGCAACGGGACCCTTGGATCCATCGGCGTTCTTTGCGCGTTTACGAATTTCAAAAAGTCTATCGTCGAAACGACTGTTGTCGTGTCCGACCTTAGCCCGAATAAAGTTCCTGACCCGAACGACCCGGAAGGTCTGAAACTTATCAAGGAAGAATTGAACTCTCTTGCTGAAGTTTTCATCGGAGCGGTCGCCCGTAACCGTGGCACTACCGTTGAAGACGTAAAACAAAACTTTGGCCAGGGAGGCGTGTTTATCGGCGACAAGGCTGTCGCCGCGAAACTTGCGGACGGCGTTATGTCCCTTGACGATGTCTGCGAAGAAATGAAACGACAGGGGATTAGTAATGGAGGTGCCGTCATGGCAACTAACGTTAAAGGAGCCGAAGGCGCTGAAAAGCCCGAGGCCGTGGATGTGGAAGCTGTTAAGGCCAAGGCTATTGCCGATTATAAGGCTCGCGTCGCTTCCATCGAAGATGTCTTTGCCGGTCTCGATGTTACTGGCGAAGAAAAGGCCAGTTTCATCGATGGCGACAAGACTGTAGCCGAAGCTACTGCATTCGCACTTGCTAAGGCTAAGGACAAAATCAAGGCTCAGGCTGAAGAACTCACGAAGGTTCGTGCCGAGCTTGACGAAGCCAAGAAAAAGCCTTCTGCATCTGACGAAAAGACACGTGCGATTGAAGCTCTTGAAAAGAGCAATGCGGCACAGAATTCCGTTCACGGCGGTTCTGACGCGTCCGCATCCGACGAAGCCAAAAAGCATGCCGAATGGGCTGCCGAAGTACGAGACGAATTTTACAAAAAGGGGTAAGTTATGGCCGAACTCAAATTCGACAATGATATCGCTGGCGAATTCCCGATCCAGCGTGAAACTGTAAAAATCGGGAAAAACCAGAATCTCAAGCGCGGAACTATCCTTGTCGAACACATCGAAGACGATGGCGCTAAGGCTAAGTATTCTTTCGCACTGTCGGCGTACACTGCCGCTGCGGACAAGACCGTGACTCTCACGATCGGCTCTGCAAGTTACGTCGCCAACGTTGGTTCCAGCGATACTACTATCGCCGCCGTGCTTGGCAAGATCGTGACTGCCGCCGCTGCCGACACGAAGTTCACTGTTACGGCTGACACTACGAACAGCAAGTTGGTTCTCGAAGCTAAGGCTGTTGGTGAAGATTCTACGACCATCACGCTCGAAACGACTGCAACGCTTACCATCGGCGCTAAGTCCGAAGATGTCGAAGGTAAGGATGCTGTCGAAGGCGGGTTTTTCCCGATTGCGTCCGCATCTGAAGAACCGGTCGGCTATCTTCTCAAGGATATCAAGACCGCTGCTGACGAAGCGGGTTATGCCGAAATGGCACGTACCGGCTGCTTTGCCGGTACTGCGGCCATTATCGACGAAAATATCAATGCAAAGACCGTTAAGGATAAACTTGCCGCACGTTGCCTTTTCTTCAAGGGCGTTGCCGCTGTCAAGGAATAACAACAAAAGGAGTATGAATCATGTCTGAAGCAATTACTCTCGAAGATCGCCACGAGCTGACGAAGCTCCTTAGCGAAAGCTTCAAACCCTCGCAGTTCTTCCGCAAGATGTGCGCGACGGACCTGCACAAGACAAAGAACCTCGTCCTCCAAATGGAAAAGCAAACGCGAATCATCGCTCCGTATGTTTCCGACGATGACGAAGACGGCAAGGTTGTCGGTCGCGATGGTTACGAACGTCTGGTCGTGACTGTGCCGACGTTGCATCCGAAACGCAATTTGACTCGACGCGATGTTGAACTTGCTGCAAATGCCGAACAGGTGTTTACGTACGACAGTGGCAATGCTTCTCCGGAGAAAATTCGATTCCAGAAGCTGATGAAGGACTCGATGGATCTTCGCCAGTCCATTGAACGTCGCGAAGAACAACAGATCATCGAAGCTATGACAACCGGCAAGGTGGAAGTGATCTTTGATGGTGGTAAGCGTACCATCAATCTGAATATCCCTGCCGCCAACCTGACTGCTGCCGCTGCTGGAGACAAGTTCGACGCCGAAAACTCCAATCCGATTATTTACTTGCGTAACCAGAAACGTCTTCTTGCAAAGAATGGCGGTGGTCGCGGTTTCATTTGCGTTATGGGTTCCGAGGCTTACGAAGCGTTTATTGAAAATAAGGCCGTCAAGGAATACATGGACAATAAGCGCATGAACTTTGGCGAAGTTGAACCTGGCGAAATGGATACCGATTACGTTACCCGTGAAGCCAGAATTCTCGGCATGGACATCGTCACTTACGACGATTTCTTCTACGACGAAATCGAAAAGAAAGATGTCGAAATGTATCCGAAGGATCGTATCACGATTATCGGTGCTGGCGCTGGATTCAAGATGCACTACGGTGCTATCGCCGATGGCACTGATGGCACGCTGAACGTCTGTCAGTCTTACGCTTACACTTGGATCAAGGATGGTAAATCCAAGATCCTCGAAGAAGAATCTTGTCCGCTGTTCGTGCCTCAGTGCGGTGGTGGCATTATCTCCCGTAAGGTTGTGTAAAGATGGCTTTCAAGGATGACCTCATGGATGACCTCGCCGGTTCGTTTTTTAATACGGACGAATTCGGCGAGGAAGTGACTTTGATTCGCGGTGGTAATAGCTACGCGATGAAGGGTCTCTACGACTCTCCTGAGGTCGCCAACGAAAGCGTCGGTGAAGTTGCTGCGATTGCCCATGCGCCACGTTTGTTTGTTCGTATTTCGGATCTTCCGGATTCGAAACCACGCAAGATGGACGTGTTCACGATGGGTAAAACGCCGTTTCATCCAGCGATGAAACTTTCTGCTATTGACTTTGTAAGTGAAAAGGACGGGGTTGTCGTGTACCGTCTGGAGGAAACCAAATGACGACGGCGAGAACTTTGAATTGCATCAAGGCGTTTCGCCATGCCGTTGTCAATACTCTCAAGACGGCTAACCTTACCGGAATAGGCTCGAACGTTTCCGCTTCGCGAAAAAAGAAAGCCTGGCCTGAAGAGCAGTCTTTTATCATCGTCAATGTACCTAACATCGACTTTGACGATAAAGATACGAGTCCCCGTTTTTATTATGCCAAATCGGAAATGTACATCGAAATATATGCACGTAGTTTTTTGAGTAACGAAAGCAATATCGACGGTGTGGATTCCGATTCTGACTTGAATGATTTTCTCGACGATACCATGCAAGCAATTTGCGCCGTTGTTGAACCTTGTCCGTATTGGGTCGGTCCTTATGGCGGTCTGGTTAGCAAGTGTGTTCTGCGATCGTATAGCAACAATCTTTCCGTGCGCTCCGAAACAGAGCGCGGAGCAGCGAGGATCACTTTCGAAGTTTCGTTTACCGCGAAAATCGACAGGTCCGCAGCGACGAAAGATTTCTTGCGTGCGAATAACGAGCTCAAGACTGGTAGTCAGTCGATGACTTTTGTAACGGAGCTGAGGCCTGGCGAACAACTTGCCGAAGCTGAAACAGCGGAAGAATCCGCAGGGAATTAGAATATGACTTTCAATGAAATTCCTGCCGATAACATGTATCCGATTTTTGCGACGGAATTTGGTGGCTCTATGTCGCCAAAGGTCGGAGCGATGCCCTGGAAAAACTTGATTATCGGCCAGCCGCTTCTCTCTAAGATGAGTGAAAACGGTTATCTTACTTTGATCACGAGCGACGAACAGGCAGACGCACTGTTTGGCGCTGGTTCTCAGCTTGCCTTGATGATCAAGGCTTTCCGCAAGAATTCCAAGTCGATGGAACTCTGGGCGCTGCCGATTGCTGACGATTCCACTTCGGCGGCGGCGACGGGTACTTTGACGTTTACCGTTGCTGGATCCGGAACCCCGGCTACTCTTGCCGTAAACGGTACCATCCGTCTGATGATTTCCGGCCAGTCCTGCCCGGTGAACGTGGCTGCTGGAGATTCCGCTTCGGACATTGCGAATAAAGTTGTCGCCGCCATTACGGCAAAGACGAGTTTGCCTGTAACGGCTTCGGCTTCTAGCGGCGTTGTTACTTTGACTGCAAAGAACAAGGGCGGTTTTGGTAACGGTCTCGATATCCGCTGGAATCACAACCAGGGCGAAACTCTCCCGGATGGCTTGAGCATTGCTCTTGTCGCGATGGCGAACGGCGGCGCTGATCCGCAATTCGATGACGCTAACGTTGCCCAGACTTGCGCGGGTAACTGGTTCAATATGATTGTTATCGGTTCTTCCGAAACGGATAACATTGCCTACATCAAGGAGATGTTGGATGTTCGTTGGACTGCCATGGTCCAGCAGACTGGCGTGATGTGCTTCAGCCTTAACGGCGGTAACGAATCTGCGTTCACGACAAAGGCAAACGCATTGAACTCCCAGGAGATTGTTCTTGCGGCTCTGCCGAAGTCTCCGACTTCTGGTGCTGAAAAGGCTTCGGCTTTGTTCGGCTGCGTGGCTCCGAAGGCGTTGAACGATCCTGCCGCTCCGCTACACAATTGGGCTGTTGCTGGTGTTGTCGCGCCGAAACGCGATGACCGTGAAGACCCTGATGGCAACAACAGACTTTTGAAGTCCGGCTGTGCTGTGATGGTTGCCGCTGACGATGGAAGCGTGTTTACGAGTCGTATCGTGACTACTTACAAGCGTAATGCCCAGGGTGTTCAGGACGATTCTTTCTTGCAGCTTGAAACGGTGCTTACTTTGTCTTACCTCCGTTGGTATTGGAATAACTACCTTGCTGGCAAGTACGCCCATGCGAAGCTTGCTCCGGATGGCTCCAAGTTTGGCGCTGGTCAACAGGTAATGACGCCGAGTCTCGGCAAGGCTGAACTTATTGCATGCTACGAAAAATGGGAAGAAGCCGGTCTTGTTTACGACTCCAAGGGATTCGCCGAAAATCTTGTTGTCGAACTTGATCCGAACGACCCGTATGCGATGAATTTCTTGATTCCGGTCCATCTGGTCAAGCAGTTCTTTGTTTCCAAATCCAAAATTGTTCACGACTAAGGAGGCCTGAAAATGGACGAAATTGAT